GCGGAGGACTTAAAAAACATTCCTAAAGTCAAACCTAAAGTCAAACCTAAAGCTGATCGTAAAGATGGCTTTCTGAGTAAGAGTGGCAACCCTACACAAGGTCCGGGTAATCGCGGAATGCGTGAAAAAAAGATTACTACAACTACCCTCCCCAAAACTTCAACAGCTAAACCTAAACCTAGCGTAGAAGCCCTTGTTAAACCGTCTAAACCTGTACAGCCTAGTGGTGGTGGCAATGGTAAAGCTAAACCTACAACAAATTCAGCAAAGCTTGACGCTTGGAAAGCAGGAGATAAAAGTCTTAGTTCTAAAGAGCAATTTCGTTTAGCTAAATGGGCTGAAAGAAACGACTTAAGTGTTCCTAGAGACTTAGCTAAAGACCGTGTTAGACTTAGCCTTAAGACCTCTAAAAACAAAGGTGGTCCTGTAACTAAGAAGCCTAAAGGTGCTTACGCTGCAGGTGGACTAAAAGCTACATCAGCTAATCAAGTAGGTCTAAAAAGGCTACCAAAAAGTGTCCGTAATAAAATGGGTTACATGAGTAAGGGTGGTATGACCACTAAGCGTAAGAGGTAAGAATTTATTGCATAACGGGATTGCACTCTTGTATGTAGTCCTTTAAGGCAAAGCATGGTATAACTGTCTGTGGTAATACATAGAGGAGATATACCATGTTTAAAAGACTTATTAAAGCACTACAAGAAAGTCAACAACGCAGAGTACAATACTGGCAGCTAAACAATATGTCAGATAAAGCTCTAAAAGATATTGGAGTCACACGTGGTGAAATCAAGCAGAAGTTCTACGGGAAAGGCCAAGTCTAAGGTCAATGCAGCGGGTAACTACACGCAACCGGGAAAGCGCAAACAAATTTTTAACAGGATAAAAGCTGGTGGTAAGGGTGGTGCGCCGGGGCAGTGGTCTGCACGTAAAGCACAAATGGTTGCTAAAGCTTATAAAGCTGCAGGTGGTGGGTATAAGTCTTAATGGCAAAACAAAAAGACCCAAAGCTAGGAACAGGTAAAAAACCTAAAGGGTCTGATCGTAGGCTATACACTGACGAGAATCCAAAAGATACTGTACCGATTAAGTTTGGTACAGTAAAAGAAGCAGAGGCTACAGTTAGAAGAGTAAGAAGATCAGGTAAATCTTTTGCAAGAAAAATACAAATCTTGACAGTTATGGAACAACGTGCTAAAGTTATGGGCAAGAAAGCAGTTGTTGCAGTTGCTAAAAGAGCAAAAGAAAGGTTAAGAAAAGAGAATGCCTCATCTTCAAAGTAGTATACCATATTTCAAAGCTTGGGTACGTAGAGAGTACACTAAGAATATGGAAGAGTATCATGGCGAGTTTTTACACTGTATGGTTATTGCAGTTACTACGATGCCAAACAGAACGTTAAGCTTTCAAGTTATCTTTACAGGTTGTGAATCTGACTTTGATGACTCACAAAATGTACACGGTGGTGCAATGTGGGCTAGGATGCCGCTTACAGCCCTTGTAGCGGATACTCCATTAGAGGAGTGGCCTAAAGAGTTACCGCCATATCTTGCACAGCCTTGGGATTGTATGTCTCACAATCATGCTGTTTATAAGTTAGAAAGGGCTACTCCTTCTCCTTGGATTGCAAAAGTTGATGGAGAGTTTTACCCTGCTAAGTATTACTTTACTGTAGACTATACAGACAGTGAGGTAGCTGATGACCCTGCCCAACATAAACAATCTCATGTATTAGAGTTGTTAGATGCAGGAGAATACACAGGTAACATTGTTGCGTTGCCTAATAATAGAGTGAGGGTAACTCACCCTGCTTGGTTTGAAACAGGAGAAGGTGCGCCTGACTTTAAACCTAATCAGAATGTGTTTCATTCTAAAGAGGATACGTCTTACGTTTGGGATACAGAAAGAGTTTTTAACAATCTTTATAAAGAGGACTAATACAATGGCGATGAAGAAAAAAGGTTATGCACGTGGTGCAATGATGAAGATGAAGAAAAAAGGTATGGCACGTGGTGGTGCTATGATGAAAAAGAAAGGCTACTCTAAGGGCGGTTCTGCAGGTATGACTTTAGCTAAAATTCGTGCAGCAGCTAAAGCAAAAGGTTACAAGTTGGTTAAAATGTCGTAATGGCCTTAGCAAAAAGTCAAAGAAGCCTTAAGTCTTGGACTAAACAAGGTTGGAGAACTAAAAGTGGTAAACCTTCTACTCAAGGTCCAAAAGCTACGGGAGAACGTTATCTCCCAGCTAAAGCTATTAAATCTATGGACCCTAAAGCTTACTCTGCGTCTTCAGCTAAAAAAAGATCGGATACGAAAAAAGGTAAGCAGTTTTCTAAACAACCTAAGAAAGCTGCTAAAGCTGCCAAGCCGTACAGGAGAGTAACATGAGTAGGGTACTAAACGAAAAGCAACAACTCTTTATGCAGGTCTTGTTTGACGAGGCGCAAGGTGATGTTGTACAAGCTAAGAAGCTTGCAGGGTACTCAGACGGGTACGCTACTAAGATTATTGTAGAGAGCTTAAAAGATGAAATATTTGAGGCTACAAAAACTTACATGGCGCGTCTTGGGCCTAAAGCTGCGGTTGCTTACGGTAGTGCTTTAGTTGACCCTACTCAGCTTGGCATTAAAGAAAAGATGGTTGCAGCAGGACAGATATTAGATCGTGCTGGTGTAGTTAAGACTGAGAAGGTTGCAGTAGAGGCTAGTGGTGGATTGTTTATTTTACCGCCCAAAGAAAGTAATGATGACTAAACACTTTGCATTTAATGACTTAGGTTATTGGATGCTACCTAAGCCTAAGAAACTACGACATTGGGAGAGAATACCAAGGCTAGTTAAGTTTGTACCTTTTGGTTACGAGATAGACCCAAACGATGAACGTTGGTTAAACCCTATTGAGAAAGAGTTAGAACTATTAGAGCTTGCAAAGAAGCACTTAAAGCAATATAGTTACAGAGAAGTTTCTGCTTGGCTCACTACACAGTCAGGCAAAAGCATATCTCATATGGGCTTAAAGAAGAGAGTAGACCTTGAGCGAAAACGTAAAACAACTGCTAGAATCAAACGCGAGCTTGCCAAAAGGCTCCAAGAAGCGATCACGCAGTACGAAACGCTTGAAAAAGAAAGAACAGGCTACTACACCTGTCCAGCCGAGTAAAAATGTTTCACGTGAAACAATTCCAGCCACAGTAATACCTGCGCCATTTGATGTAGAGGAAGCGCAAAACATTGTCTTTCAGCCTAATGCAGGGCCACAGACAGACTTTCTAGCTTCAGGTGAGCGTGAGGTGTTGTACGGGGGTGCAGCAGGTGGCGGTAAAAGCTACGCTACACTAGCTGACCCCTTACGCAACCTAAATCACCACGCTTTCAGTGGCTTGCTTGTACGTCACACTACAGAGGAACTGAGAGAGCTTATACAGAAAAGTCAAGAGTTGTACCCTAAAGCAATTCCCGGCATTAAATGGTCAGAACGCAAGTCTCAGTGGGTTACACCTAGAGGTGGTCGCATTTGGATGAGCTACCTAGATAAAGACCAAGACGTTATGCGCTACCAAGGACAGGCGTTTAACTACATAGCGTTTGATGAGTTAACTCAATGGGCTACACCGTTTGCTTGGAATTATATGAGGTCACGTTTACGTAGTGCTTCACCGGAGTTAGGCTTGTATATGAGGGCTACAACAAATCCCGGTTCTGTTGGGCATCAATGGGTTAAGAAGATGTTTATTGACCCATCTAAGCCTAATAAACCTTTTTGGGCTACAGATATTGAGACAGGAGACCGCTTAGAGTACCCTAGAGGTCACACTAAAGAAGGTCAACCTTTATTTAAACGTAGGTTTATACCTGCAAGTTTATTTGACAATCCGTATTTAGCTGACAGCGGCGATTATGAAACTATGTTGTTGTCTATGCCAGAGCATCAACGTAAGCAATTACTAGAAGGGAATTGGGATGTTAATGAGGGCGCAGCGTTCCCTGAGTTTAATAGAAAAGTTCACGTTGTTGACCCTTACGATATTCCTAATAGCTGGGCGAAGTTCAGAGCTTGCGATTATGGGTACGGCAGTTGGACAGGCGTTGTGTGGTTTGCCGTATCACCCTCTGAGCAGCTTGTAGTTTATAGGGAAATGTATGTCACCAAAGTTACTGCTACTGACTTAGCGGATTTGATATTAGAGGCAGAGGCAGACGATGGCACCATAAGATACGGCGTGTTGGACTCGTCCCTCTGGCATAAAAGGGGTGACACTGGCCCTAGTCTAGCAGAGCAAATGATTATGAAGGGCTGTCGCTGGAGACCTTCTGATCGTTCTAAAGGTTCTAGGGTGTCAGGCAAAAATGAGATACACCGCCGTTTGCAGGTAGATGAGTTTACTGAGGAACCCCAACTCGTATTCTTTTCTACCTGCACCAACTGCATAGCACAGATACCTAGTATACCTTTAGATAAACGTAACCCTGAAGACGTAGACACAAACGCAGAAGATCACTTGTACGATGCTCTTAGGTATGGTATCATGACAAGACCTAGAAGTTCCTTGTGGGATTTCAACCCTTCAACACAGAGAAGCGGTTTTCAAGCTGCTGATCCAGTATTCGGATATTAAATATGGACCCAGATGATTTCACAACAGACTTTGAAACTAACTTAGAGTCAGGCGAGTCCTCTCACATTGAGGACGTTACCTCTGAGAGTATGCATGATCCTAAGACGGGTCACATTATTAACTTGGTAATGGATCGTTACAAACGGGCAGAAGATGCACGTTATACAGACGAACGACGTTGGATGGATGCTTACCGTAATTATCGTGGCATGTACAACAATGAAGTACAATTTACTGAAACAGAAAAGTCTCGCGTATTTGTTAAGGTAACTAAGACTAAAACACTGGCAGCATACGGTCAGATTGTTGACGTACTATTTGGTAGCCATAAGTTTCCGTTAGCTATAGACCCTACTACGCTCCCAGAGGGTGTAGCTGAGTCTGTACACTTTGATGCTTCCCCTAAAGCAGAGCAAGGTATGGAAGAACTAAAAGAGGCATTTACCCCGCCTATGTTTAGCTCTGAAGAATCAAGATTACAACCCGGCGAAACTATAGAATCTTTAAAAGAACGTCTAGGTGGTATGGCTCAAAAATTAGAGCCTGTAGAAGATAAGTTGATTGAAGGACAAGGTACGCTACCTACAAGTATTACTTTTAATCCTGCACTTGTTGCAGCTAAGAAGATGCAAAAGAAAGTACATGATCAGCTAGAAGAGTCAGGTGCTAACAAGCAGCTACGTTTGGCTGCTTTTGAGACTTCTTTGTTTGGCACAGGCATTATGAAGGGTCCGTTTGCTGTAAATAAAGAGTATCCTAATTGGGAAGATGATGGAGAATATAAGCCTACAATTAAGACTGTACCATCTACTAGCCACGTTTCTATTTGGAACTTCTACCCTGATCCTGATGCCGCTAACATGGATGAAGCTGAGTATATTGTTGAGAGACACAAGATGTCACGCTCACAGGTTCGTGCATTAAAAGGTAGACCTTTTTTTCGTGATAACTCTATTGATAAAGCTCTTAGCATGGGTGAGTCCTATGAAAAGAAATGGTGGGAGCAAGCAATGGAGGATGACGCTCAAAGCGGTAAAGCAGAGCGTTATGAAGTACATGAGTTTTGGGGTTTCGTAGATAGAGAAGTCTTAGAAGAGTACGATGTAGATATCCCTAAAGATTTAAAAGATATAGAGCAAGTAAACGTAAACATTTGGGTATGTAACAACCAAGTCTTGCGTCTTGTTATGAACCCATTTAAACCTGCACTTATTCCTTACTACGCTGTACCTTATGAGCTTAACCCCTATAGCTTCTTTGGCGTAGGTATAGCTGAGAATATGGATGACACACAGACTCTTATGAATGGGTTTATGCGTATGGCTGTAGATAATGCAGCCTTAAGTGGTAATATGCTTATTGAAGTAGATGAAACTAACTTAGTTCCCGGCCAAGATTTAAGTGTGTATCCCGGAAAAGTCTTTAGAAGACAAGGGGGTGCGCCCGGACAAGCTATTTTTGGCACTAAGTTCCCTAACGTGTCAGGCGAGAATATGCAGATGTTTGACAAGGCACGTGTATTAGCAGACGAGAGTACAGGCTTCCCTAGCTTTGCTCATGGTCAGACAGGAGTTTCAGGTGTCGGACGTACAGCTTCTGGCATTAGTATGCTCATGTCTGCTGCTAATGGTTCTATACGGAATGTAATTAAGAACGTAGATGACTATATGCTCAAGCCTTTAGGTAAAGCTTTCTTTAACTTCAACATGCAGTTTGACTTTGATCCTGAGATTAAGGGTGACTTAGAGGTACGCGCACAGGGTACTGAGAGCTTGATGGCTAACGAAGTGCGTAGCCAGCGTTTGATGCAGTTCTTGCAAGTAGCACAAAATCCTGTACTAGCACCGTTTGCTAAGATGGATTACCTTATTCGTGAGATTGCAGTTAGCATGGATTTAGACCCTGAGAAGCTTACAAACAGCTTACAAGACGCCGCTATCCAAGCGGAGATACTCAAGCAGTTCCAGCAGCCTCTACCACAGCCACCAGAAGACGGAGTTCCCCAACCAAGTACTACCCCACCCCAAGGAGCAGCACCCACAGGACAGGCTCCTACAGGGCCACAGGACGCATCAGGTGGAGGTGGTGGTAACATAGGTATAGGTTCTGCACCTGCACCGGGAGAACAAGGCTTTACTGGAAGGCCACAATAATGAGCATAGGAGTTTTACTAGGTAAACAGCTTGCTAGAGCTATCAAGGGTACAGGCGATGATGTAGCTGATGAGACTGTTGAAGCTTTAGGAAAAGTGGATACTAACATAGGTAAAGGCACTGATGCAAAAGATGCTTCTGTTTTACTTGATAGCGAAGATGCTATTAAGAAATGGCAAGAAGATAATAAAATACCTGAAAACAAAAGACAAAAGAATAAAGAGCTATCTAAACAAGCGGCAGAAGATTTATATCAAGGTAATATAACTTCTAAAGAGGCTCGTAATGTTATATCGGAAGAGTTGCCTATAACATCTATTTACACTAAAGACACTATGCCACCTGTACCTACATTAACAGAAATCGCAGGATCGTTAGGTAAGAAGGTGATGAAGCATGGCGTTGTTGGAGTTAAAGGGTTTGATATTCCTGCAGGTACACGTGTAGGCTCTAGGTTAGATATACCTGCGTATAACAACTATGATAAGTGGGTTGTATCTATTCATGACGGTACAAATGATTCTAAAGGTTCAGTTATAGGATATGGTCAAGCCGTAAAGTTAAAAAATGTTAAGTTTGGCTCTGAGGCACAGGAC